TATGGTGTAAAGCTCTTATCTGCTCGAGGTTCGATTTTCGTAATTGGATCCATCCATACACATAAAGCAAGTCCTAAAGGATGGAAAGCAAGGACTTTCTCACCAGCATTACTTGCGTGGCTCATGCCATTTGAGTTATCAAGCGTAGGAAGATTTTCATATCGAATGAATTGAAATCCTGCAAAATAATTCGTCTGGCCTTCTACCAATGCACGAAGATTATTATAATCAACACTTTGTACTGCTTCTAAGTGGAGCATAGCCTCAATTTGAGCCTGTGAACACACAATAGTAAAAAGTGGATTACCACCTTCATCGTACTGATCTGCTTCATTCTGAGCAAGTATTCGTCTTGCACGAAGAAGTTTATCAATAGTTAGGGGGAAGTCACTATTTGTTGCAGTACCACTAGTTCTAGCAACTGGTGTCGCATGATACGAAAAATCCGCACCAATAAACTGATCACCAATTGTTGTACCAGAGAGTGTTTTAGCTACACTAGATGAAGCCCACACAACTTCTGTGGCTCCATCCATCGCACCACCTTCTGACTGATATGCAGAGCCAAAGGCAGCATCGACTATAATCTCATCCATTTTACGAGCCATAGCCATGCTGGTTGCTTCTGCGTAAGGTTGAAAAACATCGTAGTTCATACGACGTTGATCAAATCCTTCTACAAAAAATCCTGCATGATATGGTCGTGCTGTAACTCTCCTGCGTTGATGAGCAATTAATTGGACAGGAGAATCAGCAAACCGTGCATTCTTATTTTCAGCAGAAGCATTACCAATCCGATCAATAAACTCGGCAATCCCTGAACAATCAAGTTTTTGGGATACCGCATTTCTCAATCTGGTAGTCTTTTGCTGTAAAGAATGCTGTACATCAGCGGCGTAACGCTGAACGTAACTGGTTTCAATATCACTAAATGTTGGCATATTGTTTTGATTAAGTTAAAATTAAAAATATGTAAGTAAAAACAATAGCCTAGAGATTACCCACAGGGGTCTCAGAAGGACTTCAGAAGGTCAATAGATTGTCTTCTTTAGACTCTTCTTTGTTGGCTTTATCAGCGACCAGGATAAGCAGACTTGAACAACTTGTCCATTTTTTCCATAGCATCCGTATGTCCAGGGTTTTTATTATCTCTATATGCTTTAGAAAACTCAGGATCACGATAGTTAGCCTGAATCTGATCTTTTGCATCATGCATAGAGATTTGGTTTCTTCCTAGACCAGTTCCTACTACCAGTTTATCTTCTCCCAACATGGCACCAATTTTGGCAAAAGCCTTGATCACCTCTGGGTGATTACCAAGACCTGTGTCATCCATGATTTGATTAAACTCAGGAGTTGAAAACTGTGCAAATGCACGTTGCGCCTGATCCAGCCTTGCATCATAATTCTGTTGCCACTCACGTTTTAATTCAATTTGAGAGTCAACGGCAAAATCTGCAGTAGCTTTTTCCTGTGCTTCTGTTTGTTCTTCTTGAACATTTGCATAGAGGTCTAACATATTTGTTGCTTGATCTTGTGTCAAAACCTGCTGATGGACTGCTTGGCGATAAAAGTCAAGATCGCCTCCGTCGTCACCGAATTCATAACCTTCTGGTGTTTCGGGTCTTCCTGTTTGGTTTTAGAAGTTATCCCATGATTCTCCTTCTTGTGGTAAATTGACAAGGTTAGCAGGATCACCACCTATCTTCTTGACTGCATTAACGTAGGACTTTGCTAGTTTATCTACTGAGTCAAATGTTTGAAGACTTGGTTCTGCTCTCAAGCCTTCAGGTAAACTCCCTGCATCAAATGCAAGTGGATTTACCTCTTCAGTAACTTGTCCTGATTCCTCAGGGGCTACAGCTTCTTCTTCCATTATTGTCTCCTTTGTTTATCTTTTGCTTCTTGTTGTAAATCTAGTCGCCTTTTTAGAGCATCCAGATCTGTTTGTAATATCTCCATTAACTGAACTACTACTGATCTCTGACCTTCTTGGAAAGCGGAGATATAGGGATCAGGAGTTTGCATAAATTTATAAACATGAAATTTCTTAGCTAGTATAGCAAGTAAATCTTGTCCCTGTTCCCCTGCAAAAACATCACGGAATAACTCGACTTCTCGTTTTCTTTCTTGAAATGGAAAGTCAAACTTCATGCTGCTCTAGTCTGTTCTGCTCTTGCCTGACTTTCATCTACTTCTGCCGTAGTTTTTGCTAACTCTTGTTGCTGTTCCATCCTTTTATCGTTCTGTTGTTGTTCTACCATTGCCTTTACTTCTTCCTCTGTTCTTAAATTAGAAGGTGATACTTGTAATACTTCTGCAGTATTCTTAAGTATCTGTTGAGTATTAAAATACATTGGAATAGTTTGGTCTATCTGTGCAAGTGGCATAATCATTTCAAATAACTGTACCATTGAATTAA